ATGATTATTTGCAAATTGTGGATTACCACCAGAACTAACTAGTGCAACTGGAACAGTCCAGTAATTAGAGGCTCCAGTAATTAAAGTAGTTGCTCCATTAATAACCCATATTTGATAATTTGCACTATCATTTCGATCTTGAATTGTAAGTTGTTGACCTACTTGTAATAGAGCTAAAAATATATCAATATCAGTTATTGGAGCATCCGTTAAATGATTTATGTTTATTTGGGTTGAATTAATTAGTGTTGCATTATTCCAAAGAATATGACCATTTCCAGGATTACCTGATTGTGCATTATCTTTAGCTTCATAATAGAATACACTACTTGAAACACCATTTGCACCTGAAGTACCAGAGGTTCCGTCAGAACCGGAAGTACCAGAGGTTCCATTAGATCCTATTCCACTTGTACCTGATGTACCATTAGTGCCTGAAGTTCCTGATGAACCAGAAGTTCCTGAAGTACCGGTAGAACCGCTTGTACCACTAGTACCACTAGAACCTGATGTTCCACTTGTTCCATCTGACCCGTTTGAACCTGAAGTTCCATTTGATCCATTTGAACCACTTGTACCTGATGTACCTGAAGTTCCATTTGATCCACTAGTTCCGCTAGTTCCATTTGATCCACTAGTACCTGAGGTTCCATTTGAACCATTTGATCCAGAAGTTCCATCAGAACCATTTGAACCACTAGTACCTGAAGTACCACTAGTTCCATCTGATCCAGTAGAACCAGAAGTTCCTGAAGTACCATCTGAACCAGAAGTACCAGTAGATCCATCTGAACCTGAGGTACCGCTAGTACCGCTAGTACCAGTAGATCCACTAGAACCACTAGTTCCTGAAGAACTTGTAGAACTACCAGGTCCAACCCATTGTCCTTGAGTATTTATTACTTGACCATAAGCGGCAATATCAAAAGATTTTGCAATAAAAGTATCAGCGGTTATATTAACCTCATTTGTACTTACTTCGATTGGAATCTCTACTCCCAATCCATCAGTTAATTTTTGTGGAGAGCCTGAGACTCCGCTTGTTCCTGAGGTACCAATACCTACAAGGGAAGGATAAGTTTGGTATATTGTTTTTCCGGTTAAATTGGCCATTCTGATTCTTTAATTTTATATACAGTTATTCCAAATAAGTGGGCTAAGGTTCCATACGTCTGGAAAGGTAGACCATACTGCACATTCATTTGGTTTTCGGGTTAAGTAGACAACGCTTTTGCTAGTTTCATTATCACTAATATAGGTTACATCGGGTATTTCTTGAAATTCATTCTCAAGAAACATTTGTCCTCTGTTAATTAGCACTCCTGGTTCAGGATCTAATGAAGGAGCATTAACTGCCCATAATTCATAGTCCCAATTTCCACTAGGACTAAGTGCAACAATTCCATTTATTGGATCTTGTGCATTAGTAACAGTTAAGGTAATTTCAAATTCAGTATATCTTGTATTTTGCGTTACAATATTAGGAACTACCGAAATAGGTTCTCTTGCAAAACCATTTTTAAAAATGAATAAGAAGTTATTGGTATCCCATGGATTATTCTCTACCGCAAGTGTATTGATGTAGACAATTATCGAATTTTGGCTGAGATTGTTTAAATTAATCAAGAGACTTCTGCTATTTTTATTTAAGTATAAAAAGTTTCATAGTTGACATTAAAAACAAAGAAAGGGTACCGCTCAAATGAGCAGCACCCCTATTTGTAATCTAATGAAAGCTTAGATTAGGTAGTTACAATAGTAAGACCGCCGCCAATAACATTAGCTAACGTATCATCTAATGGAACCATAGGTGCAGGTTCTTGACCTTGCAAAGTGATAGTGTATCCATTAAGATCGCCTACAGCAGTTCCAGTAGCACCAGAACCAGCAGACATTACACAACCTCTAACATTACCCATTAACCAAGATACATTGTTGTTATCAACAAAGATAACGCGAAGATCACGATTTTGAGCAAGTAATAGAATTTGATTGCGTTTTGCAGCATCTAATTTTTGGAATACAGCAGTTAATTCAGGTTGGTAGAATACAGTACCGTTAACATTAGAAACGTTAATAGACTCTGTAGTTGATGCAGTATCTTTTGGAAGATAGAATTGGTAGAAAGTACCTGTACCAGCTAAGGCAGTTACTTCACCAGCTGTTTCAGTTACAGTAACATCAGCAGTCCAATCTCCAGCATATACATACATTTCTTTAATTCCACCGATTGCGTTCATACAATCTAAAGCAATAATATCGGTTATTAAACAAGACATGTTTTTAAGAGTTTTTTTAGTTTTGATAGAGAGGAGTCTTACGACTCCCCTTTCTCGGTTTTTATTAAAGTGTTGAAACGAATTGAGAAGCGTAAGCAGCAGTTCCTAAACGGAATTTAGCCATAAAGTTTACGATATCTTGTGAAGGATCGTAGTAAAACTTAAACTTATCTTGATCGTCTAAAAGACCAGTTCCAAAGAACGAGTATTTCTTAGGGCCTAAGCAGATGTAGTTGTTATCGTTGATACCACCAGCAGCATAGATAGTTACGTTAGTACCAGGATAAATGAATGCAGCAGGACCAGTAACACCAGCAGCGTTATTGATGTTAGGGTATTGAGCGATAATCGCATTACCTTTTGCTTGTAAAGCTTGAACAACGATAGCGTAGTTAGAATATGACATAGACATAACTAGATCATTTTCTTGCTTTAGAGCATTTGACAATTTGCTTATGATTCCCCAGATTGTAGCATCTGCAGTAGCAACTGTTAAAGGAACAGTGATAGCTGGAGTAGAACCAGAGTTACCTGACCAAGTAGCACCGTTAGCAACTGTGATTTGATCCATAAGACCATCTAAGGTAGCACCATCACCTTGCCAAATTGTGTTCTCAATGTAGGCAGCAATATTGTTTACTTTGTTATCAGCGATCAATTTCTCGAAAGGAACTGATTCTAGATAAGCAGATGGAGAAAGTTGGCTTGACAACCAGTAGTTACGAAGATCTTCTGGACAAAGTTGTTCTTTCAACATTTTTGACTGTACTATCAACGGGATTTGAGAGAAGTCAGTAGTGTTTGTACCGACTTGACCAGCTCCGAATCCACAAGTGGAATCCAAGATGTCAACGGTTGAGTTCAATACGTTGATTGCAGTTGTTCCAGCAGTTAAGCCAGCACGAAGAGTCAACATTTGAACTGAGTAGCTCTTTAATAGAGCAGCACTGATTAGGTCTGTAGACAACTGATCAGTATAAGTACTTAGGGCAGATAAATTAAATGACATGATTTAAAATAATTTTTTTTAGTTTGATTTTTATTTTACGAATTCTGATCGTAATGTTTTAAGTGCAGCAACTCTTGCCTCGATTGTGTCGATAGCTCCGGTTACTTCGGTGGTTTTAGAAATCTTTGCAGCAGCAGGTGCTTTAGCAAATTTCTCCATTTTGGTTTTCATAGCTCCCATTTCTTCTTTAACCTTTGAAATTTCAGTAGCACATTCTTCGATAGCAGCGAACAACATGGCCATTTTTTCTTCGATCTTAGTAGCAATTTCGTCTTTGATTGGAGTTTCTGTTTCTTTTGTTACTTCAACTTCGGTTTCAACCGCAGCGGCTACTGGAATAGTAGCAGTTTCTTCACCTTCAGCAACCTCAGCTTCAGCAGTAGCAATTTCAGCGATCATGCCATTAGCATCAACTTTGATTTTAGTACCGTCTTCTAACGTGTGGTAACCTTCAGGTGCTGGAGTTTTACTTCCGTCTTCAGCAACAATCATTACAGGAAATCCAACTTCTAATTTCTCAACTTCAACAATAGTGCCGTCTTCTAGTTTTGCTGTTTCAAATTTGATTGGCATATTTAAGACTTCACGGATTTGGTTCAGTTTCAATTTGTAGTTTGACATTCCGTTTAGATTTTTTTTTACAGAGCTTTTTTATGCTCTTAATCGTAAGTAGAAAATAGTGATGGGTTGACATTTTCCAAGCTAAAAAACCAGCTAATAGAGTAAGTTAACCCTTTAGGATTTTCTTAATCTTAGTATATTTACGCTGAGCTTCTATTTCTTCCATATCTGAAAATAAACCTTCAACTGAAAAACCTTTAAGTTCTCCAGCCTTTACTCTCTTCCAAACTACTGCATCTTCTACCTGCATCTTAACCATCCAAGTTCCTTTAGGATAATTAAAACCGTAGATTGTATTGGCTTTGTCTGTCTCAGTATCTTCAATTAACCAGGTCTCAAATACATAAGTACCGGCATCTTTGTTTTCTTCGTGATCTTGGTTAACATCATTTGTGCGGGCTTCCTTCATGTACTTCTTTGCAATCTCTGCAATTGTTTCTGCTGAGAAGACTACACTATAAGGTTGACCATTATCATCTATTCTTGGAATCTCCATGTCTGGAATCATGCAAGGACCAACTAGAATCCTTTGTTCTTCATCAGCAAACTTAAGTATGCTTGAAAATTCTGATTTACCACTTAAACCTGGTAAAGCGTTTTGTGGAGACTTAAGGAATCCTCTTCCTGTAAGTGTTCTAGGAGCAGTAGCCGCCATTCTCTCTTCGTATGAAGCATCTATATCAACTGGTAAAACTTTAAGTCGAGAACCTTCTCTTTTAACACTATACTTTCTCCAAAAATGTTGGCAGTTACTTCCACCTTTATACATAAAGATTGAATAATCTGAACCTCCACCTGGACCAAACTCAGTATTTAAGTTATTCAATAAGGTTACTTCTTCTCTAGAATAATAACGATTAAGTGACATCATAGTCCGACAAAATCCTCTTGATCCTGAAGTAGAGACTCTTGAACTTGCAAACTTCCAAACAAACTCTTCTGGATCAGCCGAGGTATGTTGTCTAGCTGGAGTATATTCTGACCCTTTAATTGCTCTAGCATCAGCAAATTTATGGGCATCGACTACTTCAACTTGATCTTCGGTGAATCCTAGTTCTGACCCTAATTTTTCTAATGCAATTAGGAATTCATCAGAGAATTTCCAACTCCAATCAGGTTGAGGAGTTTCTACCTCGTCCTTTCTAGGAATCTCGTCCACATACGGTGGTAGACTTGAAGTATCTATTCCAAAGTCTTTACCTCTAATCTCTGTTAACTTGTTACTTGCCCATTCAATACCTGCTTGTCCGCCCCATGCATCAACCATTAAGCCACCACAACCTTGGGTATATGGAACGTCTTTGTATTGTAAGTGACGAGCAAAACTAGCCATTCTGGCAATAGTCTCTTCAGAAATATTCTCACCTTTAGATAATTGATTAGCTCTTGCCCAACCAACTGCAGTACCGCAATTAATATCTGGATTTTTATCTCTAAATTCTAGTGCTCTTTTAGCTGCAGCTTTAGCAGATTCTGGGTAATCGTTATAAGATTCAAAATTATAAGAGGAGTTATCTGCACCACATTTATGACAAACATATGGATCTTCTCCACCATCTACTAAATCCCAAGACCATCCACAAGATACACATTTTATTTTCTGAACCTCTGCTTTTACTGGTACACAATTAGGTACAAGTCTTCCACCTTTACCTGGTTTTGAACCAATCGGTTCATACCCTGGCCAGCAAGTATCTTTAGGAAAATCAAATTGATCTAGATGATATAAGTATTCGCTATCTGCTGTATGTACTTCTCCAGTCATTAGTCTGCCTTCTGCGTCTTTGTGCGTAGGACCAGTCCATAATTTACGGTCTTCAGTATAATGTGGAAGGTCTTCAGCAAACTCTTCTAAATATGAATAGCAAATTGCTGCGGCTTGATCTTCATCTTTACCTTCTCCAATTAGGATAGGTATACAACGACCTAGAAACTCATCCTTAGATTCTCCTGCATTAGGGGTTACAAACTCTTCTTTTTTGAAATACAGAAAGTCTGCCTCAATTGCAGGATCTTCTACTAGCGATATTTTGCTTACACCAGATTCTGCTACCTCAGGTAGAATTCCTAGTTCGATTAATTTATTTGTGTATATCATATTTGTTTATTATTTAAAGTCTTGCTACTTGTTTTATACGAAAGTCTGCCTCTTGTTGAGAGGTCATATCTGATGCAACTACATAGGTTTTAATTACTGGAGCACCCATGTTTCCATTAGCGGTTCCTCCACCTGCAAAAGGTCTACCTCCACCTGCTTGATTAATTAGCGAGAGTAGTCCACCAAATTGTGCAGTACTATTTGCATTTATTACTGATTCACCATTTGAAAGTCTAGCCGAAATTGAG